AGCAGTACCAGCAGTGTGCGCTCGGAACTCAGCAACCGCAAGACCGACTCCGGTCGCTTGGTTCTGGATGTAGAGGGCTGGGGTACTCGCAGCGACATCGCTGATGATGTTCAGAAACCCACCAGAGAGTAGCAGGTTGTTGGCACTGTGGATAAGGCGGACGTCGCCATTGTCCCAGTTAATGACACCGCCAGCAGCGAGGAACAGGTCGGAGAAGGCGACACTGGCTGTGCCGAGGGCAATTTGATCGTTAGATGAGCCGCGCCATGTCACACCGCCGAAGTGGGCGTTAGCAGTTATTGTACCGGCATGTCTTACATTGAATACGAGTTCAGCGTACTCTGCCGTACTTGTGTTGTCCCACTGGTACCCGCTGATACGTGCGACTTCTTGCGGCGTGCCAACGCTGTTATCAAGTTGGAATGACTGATAAACAATATCGCCGCTAGCATAGGTCGCACGATCTCCACGCAGAACCAAGGCGCAGAGATTGTTGGCATCGAACTGGTTGACCGAGTTCAACGCTGCGGTTGCCGCTGTGCCGTTATAATACGCCGCCAAATAGCCGCCAGTAAGAGACAGCGTATTAGAGGCGTGCGTAATAACTACGTCACCCGCGTTCCAATTGATGACAGCGCCACTTGCGAGGAACAAGTCCGACCACTGGAGCGATGCCGTGCCAAGAGCAGCGGCATCATTCGTCACTGGCATTACGCTATTCGAGAAGTAGAACTCGTTCGCATTGTGGTTAAACTGTAAGTATGCGTCTCCAGAGGTGTCCGTAAAGAATATCGAGCTTGCCCCTGTCGGGACGTTGATAAGCGAAACGCCGATGTTACCGGCACCCTCAAAGACTGCGATGTCACCATCACCGCGTGCGGTTGCACCCGAAGCTCCCTGCGTGAATATGACGCCAGCGTCCGCACCAGCTACGATAAGTGAGTTAGTTGCGTGCGTTATCGTTACGTCACTAGCGTTCCAATTGATAACACCGCCGCTTGCAAGGTACAGGTCCGACCAGCCCTCAGTAGCCGTGCCAAGCGGCCCACCATCGTTAGACGTTGGAGCGAAATAAGTGTTGCCTGCGATAAAGCGGTTAACACCGGCAGCACTACGAAAGTAGATGCCATCTCCATCTATCGTGATGGAACCGGCTGCTTCACTAATCTTAGCTGCACCGTTGTTCCAATTAACGACACCGCCCGCAGCGAGATACAGGTCCGACCATGCAGTGCCCGCCAGACCGAGCGAGAGCAGATCGTCCGCGTATGGGCGTAGCGACGCATAATTAAGCAGCAACGAGTGCTGGAGCACAGCATTGGCGGTCAAGGACCACATTATGTAGCCATACTCAGCACCAGCGGTGTCAGACCCGCAGTAGTACTGTGTGCGGGCGTACTCCGCGTAGGCACCGGCATCGTCACGCCCGGACGCAAGTACGAGTCCGACAAGGGCATTGTCCAAGTGCGTGTCGGTGCGATCAAGAAGAAGTGCTGCTTGAGTTGCCGAACGGGCGTTCTTGATGGGGCCGTCGTTGAAGACGTACTGCGTAGTAGCACCGCTCCACGAAAGGGAGTTAGCCGCATGAGTGCAGGTTACGTCGCCTGCATCCCAGTTGATAACCGAGCCGCTTGCGAGGAAGAGGTCTGACCATTTGTAGGTTGCATTGCCCAGAGCAGCCGCATTATCGACATATGGAGAAAATGACAGGTCTGAGTTAAGTGCAACGCCGATAGTGGTCGTGGAAGCGCCGGTATTGACTTCAAAGAGAAGGCGAGCGGGGATGTTGTTGAGGGCTGGCGTGCCGTCGATAATAGTGGCCATGCCACCAACGCGGCGTGCTCCAGTGCCATCGTGAGCCCATGCCGTAATCATGCCCACGTAGTCTAGGTCAGCAACCGCAGCCGGGGAGGCGAACGTTCCGCGCTGTAGCTGCGAATACATGCCGTCGCTATAGCCGTCTACGTTAGCGGCCTGGACGCCGAAATACGTGGCGTAGTTGCTCCCGCCAGTTCCGGTATCGTAACTTCCGATTTCAAACGCCAGATTTCCACTGCCCGCAAAGGTCGAGAAGTGCGTCGATCCTATCCCCGAAATGATCTGCAGCGTCGAAGCATTCCACGTAAGACCGGCATCGCCTTCAATCGTGTCTGCGTCCGTAAACACGGCAATCTGGTTGTCTGCCGGTGTTCCTGTCTTGTTGACGTATCCAGCGCCAAGAAGGAGAGCTTCTGGCGTCACGCTGTAATACGCCATCGCATCTACGTCCCAGATCTGCAGAATATCCGCAGTAACATCGAGATTAGGATGCGGGACTAGCCCAGCGTAGCTACCACCAGCCGCCGCAGCGATTGCTTCCGCTTGCGCCTTGGTGACTAGACCGGTTGGGTCGGTCGCGTATGCAAAAGCCGTGGTCGTGAAGTTCTGGCCCTGCCAAACAGAACCAATGCGGCCCATCTTGGCGTCAACCACATCGGAAAGGCTCGATAGCTGGCCCTGCGTCGGATAAAGCGTATCGGTCAGCGATTTGATGTAGTCGTAAAGAAGGGTGAGCTTGATGGTGTCGGGGTTCGTATCCGCCAGACCACTTGCCACGCCAAACAGGTAGGAATTGCCCGTTAGCGGCCCGGAATAGACGAAGTTGGAGAGTTCATGGGTTGCCATGTGTTCTTATTCCTCGTCCCAAGCCAGCGGAAGACCGTTCCACGTAAGAGGCACGCCGTTCCATGTCAGGCCGTTAGGATCAATAGGTGCAGGGACGTAGGGTCCGCGATTCTTGTATTTCCCGTAGAACGCACGACGGCCTCCAGACACAGCTTGTCCGACTTCATCCTCGTCGTTTCCACTCTGCGTCCGCCACGGACCTGAAAACTCATATTCCAGTGTCGTCGTCTCGCGGCGGATATGCTCCGGGTCTGCGGCGATTACGATTGATCGCCACTCTGTTTCCTTGGCCATTGGGGGGTAGCCTTTCTATGCGTCTGGGTAGTCTTCGACCACTAGACGCTCGTGTACCGTCGCCGGTAGGGGGTCCATGTCGTAAATGCGTGAGGTTGCGTCGATCAGGTCGTCCCGAGGGGAGAAGGGGAAGAACCGATACTCTTCAAAGAAAATCCGCGTTAGGTCGTAGATCTTGCCGTCCTCGTCTACACGACGAATGGGCTCGATAATCCGCCATAGCTCGCCGTTTGCCCGAGCCTTGCGCTCGTGAACGTGCGGGCCTTTGTGCTCCCGGTATATGATCTCGTCGGAGCCTTCCTCGATGCCCCAACGTGCCACATGCCCACTTACGCCAGGATGCCAGACCACGCGACCCATGGCGAAAGTCAGGTTCTAGTCGCTCCACACGGTGCGCCTTGCTTTCCCGGCCCCGTTCTCCCGTCCATCCAAGCTCGATCAGCTCAAAATGCCTGCCTTCCAGCCGCATCCGCTCATCGAAGTATTCATCGTCCGACTGCATGCCGTAGCGTTCGTACCCTACCGAACACCGCTGCACTCCCGGTACGTTCATCCACCGCTTGTAAAGTCCCTTGAGCTTTTCCCAGCGATCCGAGAGGCTCATTCGATGGCAATACCCGTCCAGAAGGAACTTGTTGCCTTGGCTGTCGATCGCCACCACAACCATTGCCGTCCTGTCCGAAGACTTCGACCGGCCCTTGCTGGGGTCTGCCATGATGTAGACGTTCGACACAATCGGCCTTACCCAATATGGCTGCAACCACTGGGTCCGGAATGTGTTCTCTGTTCCCGCTAGAGGGTTCTGGAGCATCTGCGCGGCGATCTGCGATCTCTGGCTGCGCTTCTTCTCCTCCCATGCTTCCTTGGTCAGAAGTACCGGCTTACCGTCCAGACTTCCGTCTTCCGTGGCTGGATGAAGCCGGGGTGTCACCACTTGGTGCTCGATCAGATGCCCGTAGCTGTCGCCAAAGTGGTAGCGCGTGCCCACAAACTGCTTGCGCGTGCCGTTGCCGATGCCAAGGTTGTCGGAAAGCTCCACCCGCTCCGTCGCCTTCTTGATCTGCTCCGGGTTGGTGACGTTCTTCTCCGTGATGATGTCATCGTAGACAAGCAGCGGGAAATGTCGGCCCGTAGGCATCGCATCAATGAGGCCGTGCGCCTCGATGGTCGCCTCTTTAGGGTTTCCCTGCCGCTTTACCGTTATGCCGCGTTCCACCGACCAGCTAGGTGCCTCCTGCCGGGGGTTCTTGAACAGAACGTCCGGGTAGAGCGCCAGTAGCTTCTCGTTGCCCTCCAGCTCCTCCTTGATCTGCGCCAAGAAGGGCCGGGAGATTTCCTTGGTATTCCCGAAGATGCCGATCCGTATCTCGGGGTTGGCCAATACTTCCTGTATGCAGCCAGCGAAGGTGATGATGCTCGACTTACCGTGGCCTCGTGCCCATAAGTCTAGGTATCCGTCCGGATCGTGCTCCACTTCCCGAGCCCTGTCGTAGAGCCAAGGGTGGATCATATCCACGCGGTTGCAGAGCCCTGTAAGCAGGAAGAACCGATCATTGATGCCGAGGAGCGCCTGCTCGACCGGCTTTAGCCGAGGCACGAAGTCCCGGTAGAATTTCAGCGCCTCGATGTACGAAAGATAGGGCAAGCGGTCGGTCAGGAACTTCAGATATGGAGGACTAACCCCCTTTGTGACGTATCGCTCGCCCTTTAACTTTGGCATCAGACCGCAACGCGAGTGCGTCCCT